AATACATAGATGACTACTTGAATAATACGGGATATATTGAAAATCAGTATAACTTACACGACGAGATTTTACAAGAGGTAAGGAAATTTATGACCAAGCAAAATGAAACGCCACCAGTTAGCAAGCGGGCGCAACACAAAATAGATAGACAGAAAAAGAAAGACGATAAAATGAAGGTTGAAAATGAGAATGAACACAAAGAAAAGCAATTCATAGACGCACTCACTACGAATTATGATTTTACAAGTGATATTAACGACTATGTTAAAAAGGCAGAACTGTGTGAATTGGGTGGTTATGACTTTAAAAATAAGACACATACGACAAGAATGGGAAATATTCTTAGCAGATATGATGTTGTTTATAATGGTCATAGACAAATAAAAGGAAAGAGAGGTGTATTTATGTATATGAAAAAAAGAGGTAAAAGTCACAGTTGATATTTTAAACTTCACACTTTATTATAGAAATACGAATATACGAATCTTTATCAAAAACAAGCACTTACCGATTTACACTTGGCTGAAATTTCAAAATAAATATTTTTATTTTTCTTTTTATAGAAACAAGAATGGGTGGAGACCCCCATCACCAATCGGTCAAAACTCAAAAGATTCGTATATTCGTATATTCGTATAAACTATTCTTCCTCCTCCTTCTCCTCCTCACTCTCTTCATATACACAGTCAGCGGGCAATCCCTCCTCCTCTTCTTCCTCACTCTCTTCTAGAACACCACAATTAGAACATTTTTCGGGTATTTCCACATCTTCTTCGCTCTCGCTGCTGTCTGTCGCTGGTCTGTCACTATCGCTGTCACTGTCTGTATCAAAATTTAAGATTGTTGTTGGTCTTATACCATTCATCGTAAGACAGTAATTACAATCGCAAAATATTCTGTGAGCGTAATAATGACAAACTGACATATATATATACTATAAATAAAACAAGTTTATACTCATTTTATTTATATTTAAAAAGAATTTCTTAACCATACATAATTATGGTGAGAAGTGAGGCGATGAAAAAAGCCCAAAAAAAATACCGCCAAGTTAATAAAGAGCGCTACAATAATAATGTGAGAGAATATAATAGAAAATATATGTTAGAACACTACGACGAGAAAGCCAAACAGTATAAAAAAGATTATTATTTCAAAAATAAAAATTACACCAATAAGAATTTTGCTGCCGATTTAATTAAGTTGTTTGCTGAATGATATTGTAGGCGATGTCAATAACTTCAAATTGCGCCCACATAATTTCTAAAACCTCGTCTGCTATAATTTTCTTAAATACTTTATAATCGTAGGCTGGCTCAATATCGGCAATATACGGGTAGGTCGGTCGTGCGAACATTATTATATTATTTTGTAATTGTAATTCAAGTGTGGAAATTTCCATATATATTGTCTAAATATAAAAAAGGCGAGTTTGCGCCGCCAAGCGCATAAAAAGGCGAGTTTGCGCCGCCAAGCGCATTACTCAACGAAACCCGCGCCGACAGCGAGTCCAGCGCCAGCGAAATTGCCCTGCGAGATAGCAATACCAGCATTTCTAGCGACCCGCCCGACCCTCACACCCGAACCGGCAGCCTTGCGTCCAGCGCGATAACCACTTTTCACAGACTTTTTCGCTTTGCCCGCCATACGGTCGCCACCAGCAACATCGCCCTTTTTATACTTACGCTTCGCCCGCATAACTTGGCGACCCGCACGCCGCCGTTTTTTCTCAGCCCGACCCGCCATATCAATACCCTTACGCGCTTGCGAGAAAATATCTTTTCCAGCCATTATATAATATAGCAAGAGAAATATTAATCTATGTTTTCATTTTTGATGTCATTTTTGTCTTCTTTTTCAAAAACCAACTCATTAAAATTCCTAAAAAAACGAAAGTCAGCACTCTTTCTTAACGAGGCATCAATCAGCAGAAAATCGTATCGCCCCTTAAAGGCTGCGTCAAAAACCTCATTCGCTTGTTTCTTATCCATCAACATATACTCCTCCTGAATCGCATTAATTTCTTTATTTGTTTTTGGCTTGAAAGCAAATATGAGATTCGCATTTGAGCGCAGACTCGGCGACAAATCCGTTGCCTTGTGACCAACAATCCATATAGACAGATTTTTGTGCCTACGATTTTTTATAATTTGATTGAGTGGTTTTTCATTTTCTTTTGTTCGCAGTTGTGACGAAACATCATCTAAAATTAATAGGTTGTGTTTATTGTCCTCAATTGCGTCGTCGCCAATTTCTTCCAGCAAATCAAAAACATCACTATTTAATTCTAAAAACTTTTGGTCGTCGGCAATCTTTTCCAACGGACTATTTTTAACCGTGTGGGCGGACGGCGATACATACACCACTTTGTCAAACATTTTACGATACGACATTTTGGCTTTTTTATCTTTTGTGATTTTTTGTGACTTTAAAAGATTGATAATTAAACTGGATTTTCCCGAACCACTCGCACCCGAGATAATATAGAAATGCGACGTATTCATTAGCGGCTCTGCGATGCTGCGCCCCTTAGCATCTTTGATACATTTGTCACAATCCATTTCTATTTTCTTCACTTGAAGGTCTTTATTTTCAATTTCTGTGATTTTCATTTATATTACAGTAATAAAATATTTATTCCTATCTTGCTAAATCAATTCCGTATTTTACTGCTAATGCGCGCAACGCTGGTGTTCTGTTTCCTCTTCCTTTAAGATTTGATGCGTCACTAATCATCTGTCTTGTAAGTCGTTCTCCACCCGAATCTTTTGAAGGGCGAATATCGCCAGTTTCTCTTAATTGCGCTCGCATACGCGCTCCTAACGTGCTGGCGGTCGCTAAACCTTGATTGATACGTCCTCGCGGGACACCCTTTACCTCACCACCAACATCTACCGTCGCAATTGAAGCAACATTATCCGTTGTGCTCGGTGGAGCAACACTTACACCCAAATCGCTACCCAAATCGCTACTTCCAGCCGAGCCAACACTTTCATCGTCATAATCCCCTTCAAGACTTCCAACTTCGTCGTATTCTTCCTCTTCCTCTGCCGCCGCGCCGCTCGGCTCTTCTTCCGTAATTGGAAGGGGTGGGACTGCGAGTGGAATTGATGGTGCGGATTTAATTGTAATCGGTAATTTTTCGGGAGGGTGTAAAGGTTCAAGTTGAAACGGCAATTTAGGAACTTCATAATTTTCTATTTCCTCTATTCTCGGTATAGGTTCATTTTGAAATGGTAAAGGTGAATCCGCTATTTCCTCTATTCTCGGTATTGGTTCGTCTTGAAATGGTAATATACCAGCACCGTCAAAACTTCCAACATTTACAGTCGCGCGGGGAAAGGCTACGTTTCTTTGAAATACCGAATTCGCTTCTTGGCGGTATGCTGATAAATCCCCTTTCAATCGCCGTAATTCCTTCATATTAACATCGCTATAATTTCGCAAAGCATTCGCCACTTCTCTTTGAATACTCGGCTGTCTGCGTTGATTATTCATAACACTCGGGAATGGCGGCATATATAGGGGGATTTGATACGGTTGCGGATTTCTCGCTACATCTAACGCCGAGCGCATTTTTGGTTTAGATGCTTTCCTCTTCCTCTTCGCTCTCGGTTTCTTCATATCCCCCAGCACAATCTTCACTATCTGTGTAACATTTTGTTTTTGGTTTTGTCGCTGATTCACCAGTTTTCTGGCCATTATATATTACCGAAGATAAACTGTCTGTTAAAGTTACATTTTCGTTTTTGATAATCAGCGGTGGAATGCGGGCATCTTCTAATTTTTTGTTTTCACAATCCACCATATATTGTAGGACATTATCGTCAAATCCATCAAACTTTTTCTTATAGTCGTCCAACGAAATAAAATTAGGGTCTAATTTATTCATATCAATCACGCTCTCGTCTGTTTCTTGAAAACTTTGGAATTGATTTACGAACATAGCAATCTCATCGTCCGTCCAGTCCCGCCCGTCTTCATAGATATTATCATTCACGATATTTTCTATGTTTTCGTTTAGTAAATTAAATTCTGCGTCGGTTTCTAATTTTTTTATATTTTCCATATATATAGTATGCCTACAAAAAAAACTGTGAGAAAACCAATTGAAAAGTTGAGCGAGAAAGAACACATAGAAGTAATTGAAGATTCATCCAGCGAGGAAGAAGGTGACGAAGAAATTGTAATTCCTCCTCCGCCTAAACTTGTTAAAGAAAAACCTAAACGGGTGAGAACTGCTAAACAATTAGCGAACGACCAGCGATTGCGAGATGCCGCCGTTGCCCGACGAGAAGCCAAAAAAGTAGCGCCCGTTAAAGTAGCGCCCGTTAAAGTAGCGCCCGAACAAATTGAGAAACCGTCGCAGCAAGACCCCGACGACAAACCGCTCACTATGAAACAATATAAAGCACTTATTGCCTCACAGAAACAAGAGGTAAAACCGAAACGTAAATATACTAAAAAGAAAGTAGAAATTGTCACTCCTACTGCCGAGCCGACTCCCCCGCCGACCCCCGTTGCTGCGCCCCACAAACCTAATATGATGTTTGTTTAGAAAAAATAAAAAATATTCTATAACTATAAATGACTAAACTTTTCTGTGTAGTGATGTATAGCGATTATGAGCGGACGCGAATTGGATATGCGGGACTTTTCCCGAGCAAGCAAGAAATCTTAAAGCGGATTCCAATTCTAAATTACAACGATTTAGTGTTTAAGAAAAAAAAATACAAAACGTGTAAAGCATTATTTGAGTGTATAGAGGTGTCGCAAAATAATAAACATTTATTTAACTCGCATCATTTAGCGGATTACCGCCGTCATCTTCCTCCACAAAATCGGCCGGTTCTGTAATATTTGAAACGTCGTATTCCGCCAACAAAACATCAACTCTTGTCCCTCTATTTGCTGATATTTTACGTAGGGCATCGTAAGAACCCTTTTCGTCAGCCGCGGCAATAACGCTCTTAACAATTTGGCTTTCGTTTAATCCAAGCACCACATATTTTTTGAGATAAGAAGCAATAGATGCGGGAGTGATATGCTCTCCATTTTTGCGAGTGAATAGTGATATTTTGTCGTTGTCCCCAAGTATCTTTTTTACAGATTCGGCAAACTTTTTAACAGCAATAATATTCTTCTTCTGTCCGTATTTCTTCGCAGTTTTATAAACGTTGCGAATAAATAACACTTTGTCGCCGTCAAGAATTAGATGATTACGCTTCTTGTCATATTCGGGCTGTGGCGACGACCATAAGTCGGCGAATGCTATATCTTGATTTCTCGTATTTATTTTTAGCATTATGAAACTGGTAATATATTTACGAGGTTCAGTTTCCCGTTTCACAGCCTCGCTAATCTCTTTATAATTCGGCAGAGATTTTGTGAGATTTTGATTCTTATTAACTTGTAGGACTCGCCGCCTCGCTCTCAAATCTTTCTCCAAAATATCAAATATTTCCTTGTTGTCGCTGTAAGAAATCAGTTTCTTTGCGATTACAAAAACGCTATATGCCGTAGAGGGATTCTCAACGTTTTTGATTGCGTCTAAAACGAAAGCAGCAGAAATCTTTTTAATTGGTTTCCGCTTATCTGTAAGATTTAATATTTTCCTCAATCTCATATACGAACCTGAATAAGACTTGGCGGTGCTTTCTTTCAAATCCTTCGTAATCAGTTTCTTCTCTCGCTCCATTATATATTAACTGATATATTATTTTTATATCAAAATCAATTTTTTTTACAAAAAATAAATATAGGATTTTGTAAAACAAATTATCTCATATAAATATATAACGATGAAAAGGAAGAATAGCAAATCCCCAAAAAGGAAGAATCGCAAACCACAGATGAGGATTGGTAGGCCGACGATTAATAGACCCCCACTGAGAGACGACAAGCACCCCCCGCACCCGTTTCGCCCAGTTAATAGGACAAATCTGGGAGGAAGTCATCCACACGCCAAAAAGTTCGGGAAGTAAAACGGGAAGAAGAAAAAATAAATAATATACAGATTATATATTATGAGTGAAACAATTGAAGGAAATTACGCCCACAACGACGATGCTTTTTTTAACGAAATTAGCGACCCGAGTTATTATGAAGAAAGTGGTGAAGGACAACAAGTATATTTAGACAGCGTCCTCCCGCACGCCTACGACCCGACTCTTGAACCTTTTAACACGCAAGCGCTAAACCCGAAAGTTTATGCCGAGCAAGACGAATACGGTTTCCACCCGAAAATTAACAACGCATATCAATACACGTATGATAACGCCAACGCATATTTTCAGCCCGAGAACGCTGCTTTAATCCATTTTGATTAATTGATAATTTTTTTAAATGTGTTATATGTATATGCCCTCACACGCACTCAACGACACCGACAAAGCATCACAATCTATATTTCTTCATTCAACGGACGCGGTCGTTTCAATCAGCGATGGTGAGAAAATATTTTATTTAGATGAGTCAATTGTCGCCCCCAGCGGATACAGATTAATTGTTGGACTAACAAACTTGACGATGCCGAACAGTATTTTTAACGTCACATCATCAAGCAATACAATTGTGATAAGCGGTAGTTCTTACACAATCGCTGTTGGAAATTATACTTCCGACGATTTAGCAACAAAAATAACCACAGCGATTTCGTCGGTGGGGAGTTGCTCGTTTGACGACACAAATAATAAGTTTTCTTTCGCATTCGGCTCTGGACAAATAATAAACGAAGAAACAACACTCGCTCGTCAATTAGGATTAACGGGACAATTACCAACTGCGAGCGTGACTTCTTATACTGCCGAAAATATTTGCGACTTGGGTGGTGCTACAAATATTTATATAGGATTAAGAAACCTTACGATGAATAATTTAGACAGTAGGGGGCGTAGGAGCAATATAATCGCGAGCATCGTGAATAACGCCAACTTCGGCGGATATATTTTCTATGTCCCACCCGAAGTTTTGTATTACCAAATTACAGAACAGAACATCTCGCATTTAGACACAGAATTCACAGACCAAGATGGGAATATTTTGGAAATGAATGGCGCGGCATTTAATTTGACTTTAACAGTTCATTTTGTAAAACAGCGAGAGAGTGTATTTAGAAATAGTTTGTTGCGAGAAATACGAGAAAATTACAATCCCGAAAACAGAGAAACGAAAAATAAAAAATAGTTTGTAAATATATAGAATGGCGATTTTTGGTTTAAAAACGAAAAAACTTGCGAGATTTGGAGCGAAGGCGGCGAAGATGGGAATATTTGGTGCTAAGGCCGCTGGACGGCACTATTTCTCGGGCGGCACTATGATGAAGAGTCCGCAACTATTGGCGGCGGCGTCAAATATTCGTCACGGAATAGAAAAGATGCGATAAATAAAATATAGCGTATAATTATATGGCGAATTATCCAATCGCAGAATATTACACGATTGTTCCTACTGCGGCAAAAGGCGACCACGGCATCACGGCGGGCGAGCATATTTTAAACGTTCCACAAAGCACATACACAAATAATAGTTTCGGTCAATACTGTGTGATTAGTTTAGTAGATGTTGGATTAAATTTACAAACCCAATCGGGTGGTGTAGCAATCTCACTTGAAACACCCACATTAAACGGCAGCAGTAGTGGTGTAAATGGTGGCGGTGTTATCCTCTCTCACAGCAGCATAACGGCAGTTGTTGATAACGGGACTTCTCTTCTTTATTACCATACTTTCACAGAAACCGACATAAAGTATCTCATTCCCGCACGACCTTCTCAATTAAAAATAAGAATATTTCCCGTTGGTGCTACGAGCGGCGGAATCCATCTTGAAGATACTGGATATTTAACTTTCAAGTTTGAGTATATCTCGGCAGAAGCCGTCAATAATTTAGGAAACGAAGTCAGTTACAATCCGGCTTTTTAAAAGAATAACTCACCCTTTTTTTTTTAAAAGCGTATATCATATAATGAATAGCAATCTCACATACAGTTCTATAATTTGCGATTACATAACGGTATTTTTTGAAGACGGAAATCTTAGCGGCGGTGTAGGAGAATGGGAAATTCCAGCAAGTTCTTATTACTATCAAGATAGGGGAACGATGGCACAGATTTCAGTTGCCGATGCTGCTTTCGCAAACGGAAGTGGGAAGAATGTTTTGATTGGTATTGATACTGGTTTTAATGGAACCGTCGCCCAAGAAGGAAGTGCCGATTTAATAAAAAATAATATAGCGATGTTAGGAACATTCCAAATGGTTCAAGAAGATACGAATGCTCGTGGAGGACATTTTTATAAAACAGAACCGATAAAAGTCTTAACCCCAGCAAGACCCTCAAAAATTAAAGTTTATTTTTTCAACGCCAATACCAAAGAAGAATACGATATTGAGAGCGGTTGTTTAATATTAAAGTTTGAATATTTATCGCCCGATGCCGAAAAAGCGGTTTCTCATTTGACGGCATATACTGCGGCTTTTCCCGAACCAAAAGACTTTTAAAAAATCAAATATTAAAATGTAAAATGAATAATTTTTTTATATATTAGTATATTATATTATGAGCGCCTCAACCCAACGCTTGAATTACTCGCAAGTTCCTCCTCGTGCTTCTTCTTCTCGGGCTATCCGTAATGAAATCACCCCAACAAACGGTGGCGGCAATTTCAATATGAACTCGCAGATTATTTTTGACCTCCCAGCAAATCTCAATAACACCTTTTGTGATTTCCAGTCGTCTTACGTTAAGGCGACCATCACCAACAACGACGAGACTGCCGTTCTATTTAGCGGTGGTGGATTCCCAAGTTGTATTAAACAGATTGTCCTTGAATTAGGTGGACAGACCTTATTTTCGTGCGATAACTGGAATTCGTTATACGAAATGATGATTTCGCTTGATACTTCGGCGAGTTTCCGCACTAATGCGGGTCAGCGTCTTTTCGGTGCTGGTGGTGGCGATGGCGAGTCAATCGCGGCTGGTGCTTCGCGAACCGTTTGCTTCCCGCTCGTCCTCACTCCTCTAATGTGCGCGCGCTACTTTCCGTTGATTGGACGCGACCGCCTTCGTATCCGTCTAATTCTTGATACTGCCGCTCGCGGACTAATTGCCGCCACTACTGGTGTGGCTGACAGCGAAATTGCTATTAGCGATGTTGCCCTTGTAACTTATTCGCTTGAACTTGGTTCCGACGTAATGAATATGGTCGCGGCTAATTCGGGCGGTGCGATGAAAATTGCGATGCCTTCTTACCAGTTCCACCAAGCCACACTTTCCAGTTCGGCAACTTCGCTTGTCGCCACTCTCGGTTTTTCTATGAGTTCCCTTAATCGTATTCTTATCGCCCAGCAACTCCAAACAATCAGCGATACTGATAGAAGTGTAGCCAATCGCTCCCGTCTTCGCCTCAATCGCTTCTTTGTCACTATTGGCGGCGTGAAATACCCGATGCGCGATGTTCAAGATACTGGTGCTACCGGCTTGCTTTCGGGCGCAGAACCGCTTGCCGAAGCCCTCATCTCGCAGAGGGCGCTTTGCTCGTGGGCGCACGATTCGTCAATTGCGGTGGGCGGTGGTTACTCTCTTCAAGAGGGCGCTGGGTCTTCCAACACTACAACTGGCTCTTTCCTTATTGACCTAGACTTAGAGAGCCAGCGCGTGGCGGGAGGAGAGAGTTCCGTTGGATTAGTGGCTGGCGTAAATTGTATCGGTCAAGTCGTCCAGTTGACTATGGAATATGCCGCGGCGGCAACTAACGACCACGTCGTAAATATCTATGGAGAACACACACTTTTGTGCTCTCTTGACCTTAACACACTGACCTGGTCAATTGCTGTATGAATTGCTTTTTTAATTAATAAATAATATTTTTAAAATCTAATATTATTTATATGACTAAAATCACGCTGACTGAAACCGGACTGCTTGCGCTCTGTGGAATGGTGATTGGATTTATAATTTCGTTCTGTAAGACGGCAGAGCAATCGCGCTGTAAAAATATAACCTTGTGCTGGGGATTAATAGATTGCGAGCGCCAACCATTATCGGGCGAAACCATTTTAGAATTAACCAACGAATCTCAAACCTCTATATCACCCCCGCCACCTTGATTTTCAAAATCTGCTGTGATATGCTCGTCACAGCAATTAGAACTCGTCCTACATTTCATCTTATACATTCTGTATGCTAAAATCATTATAAAAAACGAACAAGCGCCTTCCAGAGAATATCTGGTATAGTCCTCCATTTATAATATTTACATATAATATATTATGAGTAAAACGTTATTCAACACGGATACGTTTGTGTCTAAAAATGTAACAAATAATCCCAACTTAACAAAATTAAAAGTGGAAAATCTTAAATCAACCACCTTTACAGCAATTAATATTATAAATACCGAACTCCAAGCAGCGACATCAGGTTTAGCGAGCATCTCCACATCAATCTCGGGGAAAGCAAATAAATTTACTGCCTCAACGCCACTCACTCTTTCGGAGGGTTCAACGGATACTTTAACTGTAAATAACACGACTTCGGTGACGGAAAATTCATCTGCTTTAATTACGTCGGGCGCAGTATTTACTGGATTGGCTGCGAAAGCAAATACATTTACTGCCGCATCGCCACTCACTCTTACGGAGGGTTCAACGGATGCTTTAACAATAGATAACACGAATTCGGTGACGGAAAATTCATCTGCTTTAATTACGTCGGGCGCAGTATTTACTGGATTGGCTGCGAAACAGAATACAATAAATACTGGCGATGGAATAACTTTTGCTAGCGACGGAACTTTGGCGTTGAGCGGGTCACGAACGGGGGGCTGGACTGTTAGTGGTAATTTAGTAAGTGGTGGGACAGATTTAAAAATGTGGAATGATACACGTGGAGGTGAGGGGGCATCAAATGGGCGATTATTAGTTCATAGTAATATAGGAGCAGAAGGTTCAAAAGCAACAAGTTTATTACGAATGAATTATAATAGTGATTTTGAAGCGGGAACAAGGATAGATAGTATTACCGGAATTAAAACCAACCCCGACAGCAGTTATGATTTAAAAGTGAATGGAAATACTGATATTGGTGGAGTTTTGTCTATTGCTGGATATTCAAATGTAAGGACGGCGTTAGACGCGGCGGTGAGCGGGACGACATACACCGCGGAGACAAACGGTGGTTTAGCAGTATCAAGCAACGCATTTTCATTAGATTTAGCAAACACAAACTCTACATTTGAAATCCCGCAAAGCGTTCATATAGAGAAAAATGGAACACCGCAACTTTTAGTAGAACCAGGAGGAAACACCAGCAACGACGGCGAAATAGAAATCAGGGGAGCAAGAACCAGCAGCACTAACGACTCCCACGCAAGAATAGTTTTTTCAAATTACGACCACGATATAACAACTGTAAATACTTTGGGGCGTATAGAGGGGAGAGTTACAAACGCAACGACAAATGTCGGTGGGTTGATATTTAGTAATTATTCCGACGGAAGTTCAAGAACGGGGCAATTAACTTTATCGTCAGCGGGTAATTTTAATATGGGAAATGGTGATACATTCCAAGACGATTATAAGTTAAAAGTGAATGGGACGATAAACGCGAGTAATATTTCCACGAACAGCACAACGATTACAATTGGAAATACGAATGTTGACGCAGCAGCGACATCAAGCAATAGTTATTCGTTTTTACAATTAGAAACTGGGACGGCAACGCTCGGCGCACCAGCAATAGAATTACGTTATGCTGCGAATGCGAGTTCAAGTGGGTCACTTGGAATGAGTATGAGCGGCGACGCGACTGGCGGCGACACAACATTTAATACTAATGTATCGGTTGTTGGGAGAATGAAGGCGGACAATTATACTGCTACGGAGGAAAATGAAATTACCAACACGGGTGATAGGGAAACATCTTTGAACCTTCACAATGGAGTCTTGCTTTGTGAATCGGGGACGGGCGCGGGTATGACGGCCAATAATGGTGTGTTACAAATAAGGAGTAGCAATAATGGTAAATTAAAAGACGGAGCGGTGTTTCGCCCTAACGATAATGGTAATAATATTATAAACTTTTTAAATAATGCCGACAATATACGCGGGCGTGTAGATGGGACGGGTTCAAGTTCCGTTAGATACAGAACCAGTAGTGATAGACGACTGAAAGAAAATGTGGAAAATGTAACCTCTTGCTGGGAATTAGTGAAAGATTTAAATGTGAAAACTTTTGACTGGATAGAAGATGGAATAAGCGATGTTGGATTCATCGCCCAAGAGGTTTATGCTCTCAACGGATTTAATGCGATGCGACCGCTTGAAGATAAATATTATGACTGCGATAAAAAAAATATGATATTTGAAGAAGATGGATATTGTGAAGAGCCGATAATGGAAGATGGGAGCATCTATCCGCACGCTCTTGACTACGGCAATTTTACGCCATATCTGTGGAAGGCGCTACAAGAAGCAATCTTGAAAATAGAAACCCTTGAAAATAAAGTCGCCGTTTTAGAAGAACAACTCGCTTGATTATTTATTATTAAAAATATTATACAGATATACTATAATACGAATGTTCAATAACTCATTAAAAATAAGCACTCACCGATTTACACTTGGCTGAAATTTCAAAAAATATATTTTTATTTTTTATTTTATAGAAACAAGGATGGCTGAGTCCCCCATCGGGAATCGGTAAAATGTGTATTTTATGGAGTTATTGAACATTCGTATTTCTCAACGCTACAACGCTACAACGCTACAACGCTACAACGCTACAACGCTACAACGCTGGAGCGCTGGAATGCTGGAGCGCTGGAATGCTGGAGCGCTCAATAAAAAATATTTGTATATTTTTTTATATTTTTCTCAACGGATTTTATAGCACAAAATGAGCGTGTTTGATTTTACACCATACGGGTTTGATTTTACAATAAGTTTTGATATTTGGGTGCTGTATTTCTCTGCCTTCATTAAATATATTATTATCAAGTTTAAGACCAGAAACGCAGTTAATCATTCCCAATCCCGTTACGGAAAACCTTTTATCCAGTTTTATCAACAAAGGGTCATAAACACCCATTCGCTGAATCTCTTTGAATACTTTTTCCATATTTGTTACTGTGTATGCTCTTAGATGGTTGGCGTCAATCCAAATCAATTTTTTTTTGCCGAGCGGTTCTTCTTATTTTCTTGGATTTTCTTCATACCTTCCCAATATTCTTCATACATAATCGGCATTTGCTCTTTGTAATATATTCTTTTTTTCTCTACAAAAGCGTCATATATTTTGTGAAGATTTTCTGCTTCTGACATAAAGACAGTTGCCGTTTCCTCTTGTTCGTCTTTTGCTTTCGTCTTATCACGATGAACATTCTCAAATCGGCACATATCACTCATACCAGTGATATCTTTCATTTCACTTTGCCTTTTTTCAGTCGCTTTGAAGAACTTATTTATGCCTTTTTCCCAGAGTGCTTTATCCCAATTAGCAATTCCAGCATATAGCGTGATTTGCCCCATCATCGTCGCATAATCGGCGTGGCCTTTTAGAGGCATCGCTTGCTTCAAAAACCTATATTGATGTTGAGCGTTTTTACGGATTTCCTTGAACTCTTGTTTCGTAGTCGCTTTGCTGTAAAATTCGTTGTTTGACGACATAATTGCTGTTTTGTTGTTGTTGATGCTCTTAGATGGTTGGCGTCATTTCAAATCAATTTTTTTTTTCAAAACACCAACTTTTTTTTACAAAACACCAACTTCACTCTTTTATACTATAATACGAATGTTCAACAATTCATTAAAAATAAGCACTCACCGATTTACACTTGGCTGAAATTTCATAAAAAATATTTTTATTTTTTATTTTATAGAAACAAGGATTGGCTGAGTCCCCCATCGGGAATCGGCAAAATGTGTATTTTATTGAGTTATTGAACATTCGTATTTCTCAACTGTTTCCGGCCCGCCGCCGCAGGTGGGTCCGGCACCACCACCCATCCTGCCGCACCGCTGGCTCGGTTGGACCCACCTGCGGCGGCGCACACCAGTATAGGGGCGCAAACACCCTCAACTGGGGCATCACATTTGCGCGCATATGTTTTTTCCACGCCCTACGAGCCATCGCAAACTCCCGCGTCGGTTTTTCGGGTTTTTGTGACACAATCTCAATCTTGGGTTTTTGTGGGACAATCCTAACCAAATCACAAAGTGGGATATTCTCTTCGGGGTCATCACTCAAAGCGAGGCGCGCTTCCGCCTTGCGAGATTTCTTGGTTTTCGTGTCGGTGTCCCACCAATTGACACCATATTTGCTGCGGCAGTATGCGCGGACATTTTTGAGATTGGTAGCAGACATCGTAATCGTAGGGTAGATACTGCTCGGGTAGTTGGCGCTCATCGTTTTCAATTTTTCTTACTGGAGATGCTCTCGGGTAGTTGGCGTCAATCCAAATCAATTTTTTTTTACAAAAGTAGAACTTTACAAATTTAAGTTTCTAATCCTCTAAAAAATGGTGGCGCAAAATGGGAAATTATGGTTATTTTAATATAACTAAGTTATATTAAAATAACCATAATTTCCCATTT